GGCCGACATCGTCCGAAGCAAAACGGCTCTGCGCCGTCTGCGTCAGCTCGGCGATCGATTTGCGCGAGCGTGTGACATAGAGGAACGACTGGCCGGCATCGACTGGGCGGATGCGGGCGCAGCCGAAGGTACGCGAGCGCCGGTTCTTGAACGAGGATGGCGTCAGCGCCTCGTCGATGCCCGAGCCCGACAGAGCGCGGATGCCACCTGAGGTGCCGATCAGAAGCGCGCCGTCGCTGTCAGCGATCCAGACGATGTCGTTGGCCTGGCCGCCGCCGGCCTGGACGAACTCCAGAGCGTCGTCGTCCTTCTCGCCCAGTGCAAAATTGTCGAAGTCGCCGGTGGCCGAGGCATAGACCGAGAATTTGCGGCTGAAGGCCAGCCGCTCCTCGTAGAGCGACCCGCTTTCGACGTACTTGCCGGGCACGAAGGTGCCGAGCCGCCAGCGCGTGATCGGGTTCATGTTCGGCAGCGCATGGCCCTAGAGAATGATCTTGACGACCGTCGTGCCGGTGCGACTGGTGATCCTGGCCCAGCGCCAGATGCCGTCAGCTCCTAGAAGGCGAATGGATCGACCGACATCAGAGACCTGAAATCCGGTGTCGTTGTTGATGCCGATGGTTGAGGACGCCGTGAGATCGAACGGCGTCTGATCGAAAGCGGCGATATGCATCGCTAACTCGGCCGAGACGGTGACAACTGCATCGTCTCCACCGCCGCCGCTGAACACCAACTGATGGTATTCGAACGCCGATTTGTTCGTGAAGTCGTAGAAGCGGGTCTCGCCATTGCCCCAGCCGAGTTCGCCCGTACGCGTGTCCAGGGTGACCCAGTTGGTGCCATCATTGGAACCCTGCAATTCCCAAGCAGTGAAGAAATCGTAATCGCCCGTTGCCAGCCGCGACGTGGTGATCCAGTAGGCATCGACCACGCGCTGAGCGCCGCCGGCATTGCGGAACCGGATGTAACCGTCGCCGCCGCTCGCAATTTCGATATCCTGCGTCTTGTCGCGGTCGAACATCTGCCAGGCAGAGGCGCTGCCGCTGCCGGTGGAAGCGGTGCCGGAAGGGGTCGTGTTGCTGGTCATCCGCGGCGTCAGATGCCCGGTATCGGACGGCGTCAGCGTTGTCGCTGTGTCATTGACCGGGTCGTAGGGACCGTCGAGGAATTCGAAATCCGTCAGAGCCCACGCTGTATGCGCGCTGCGGGTCAGCACCTTGGGCGGATGGTCCCGGTGAGTGATCCACATCTGGTCGGCCGATTGCACATAGGCGAGCTCGAACAGGTCCGCCTCGAGATAGGGCGAGGCGACCTCCACCGCGCCGACGCGCGCGCCATAGGCATGGACGCGGATGTACCGATCGCCGAATTCGAGCGCATAGGCTTGATCGGCCGAGAAGATGAACGGGATCAGCCGCGTCGTCTTCGCGGAAATCTTCACCTCGCCGGCAAAATAGGTGCCGCCGCGCTTGCGGATGCCGCCATGCGGCAGGGTGATGAAGTTCTCGCATTTGGCCAGCGCCGCCCGATAGAAGTCGAGCGAGGCGCGTGCATGCAGGCGCGGCGAGATTTCGCCGCGGGTGAAGACGTCCTGGATCGGGTACAGCGTCGTCATCAGCGCGCAATCCTGTTATTGCCGGGCCTGCTGTCGCCGCGCTGGCTGGACCAGGACGCGGTGTAGAGCCGGCCGCCGCGCTGGACGGCGTTGGCGCTCAGCGCCGCCTCCAGCGCCCGGTCATAGGCAGAGCGGGCAATGTCGATCATGCCCGATTTGTGGGTCAGCGGATGTGCGACCTTGATGGCAAGCGCCGCCACCAGGACCTCGGTGAACAGCGCATCCCAGTCGTTGGGATCGGTGAGGTTGGCGACGTACCGGATGGTCAGCGGGCCGGACTGGTCGGAATAGATCAGCCCCGCCTCCTGGCGCCACGAAATCGGCGCGCCGTCCGGCTCGCCATTGTGGGTCAGCGGCAGCGGCCGCAGGCAGTCGGCCGGCAGTTCGTAGGCAAAGGTCAAGCCGCAATCGCTGCCGGTGTCCGCCCCGGCAACCGTGGCGCGCAGGATCGCGAACACCCAGGCGCATTTGGTGAGCTCTGCTTCCCGTGCGAGGTCGAAATGCAGGTTCAGCAAGCGCGCTGCCTTGACGTCCTGGTCGAGGCTGTCGATTGGTGCCTCGTCGAGCACGGCCAGCGCCATGTTGGCGATATCGAGCGGGGTGATGGCCATGGGTCAGCGCCTCGTCCATGTGGGTCGGGTCATGATTTTCTCCGGGCATGAAAAAAGCCGCTGCGAAGCGGCTGGGGTTTAGATGGCAATATTCAGAGATCGTGCTCTACGACCCCCTCCGATCTCCCTTCGTGGGGTTGAAGAGTGATCCGCGTAGCGGACGGAAAGCCAACTGCTTGGCTTTCCGAATGACGAAAGCCGGCAGGACGGAGGGGGCGCGAAGAAATATTGTCAGAACGAGGAATTACGGCGGCAGCGCACTATTTTCCAAGTCTCAGTCCGGACATGCTATCGACAAAACGCGCGAGATCTCCGGCATCTCACTGTCATTCGTGATTCCAACCCTTAAAATACCGGACGAAATCCACTAATCGAGCAATTCGAAAGATGGAAACTTACGTACCACCCAAGCCATGGAGATAGATATCCATCCCGGCTTGTAACTTTCCCATCTTTGCTGCAAGAAACGCTCGCGCTGGATTCCTCATTCACGAAAACGAGGTGGTACGTCGTTCCAGATCCTGCCGCTTCATCCAGTTTGGTGCCTGCAATTTCCAGCGTTCCGCCCACAAATCCGTCCGTCTCAAGCTTGACGAGAAGAGGGCTGCAATAAACAAAAGTTGCAGCAGCCACCAAGATAGTTGCGGTCGTCAGAACCATCACTTTCTTCATTTTCTTTTCTCGTGAAAGATCATTGCCGGAGGTAGTGAAGTCTGAAGTAGTCCGGCCTCCAGGGCAAGGCGCGCGATTTCGTCGGGCGCGACCCCGGAGCGATGCCGTTCCCATGAGGAATTGCGTGACAGTGCACTATTTCCAGTTCTCGGTCTGAAGATTCACTGCAGTCACATGGGTGCGGCCGACAAAAATGAGCCGTCATCGCAATTCAAAAGCGTAATCCCGTTACTGTTCGTAAGGCTCGACCACTGCAAACGGTATTCCCAGCGATTCCAGCAGATCGAGAATGCGTTTCGAAATGACAAGGCGGAAGGGTATCGCGATCCCGAAATCGTCGCGGCCAGCTTTCCCATTTACTTTCAGCCACACGAAAGGTGGCAGCTCCAGCCCGGGTTGATCCTCTTGACACTCTTCCGAGGTAGTCACCTCGGCGTCGGCGAACGTCGCACCTTAAAAGCCCATCTTCTGCAGTGCGCGCTGGGTTTCCTCAGTGACGAGAAAACAGGGGAATGTCGCAACGATCACATCACCGAACCAGCCCTCTACCACATAGTGAAGCCTGGTCACGATTGGCGGATGGACGCTCGAGTCGAGAACGGTGTTTTCGCCGATCCCGCCAGCGACGTTCGGCCTTATTTTAAAGTATCCGGTCGATCCGTTGGTCGGATGCCCCCGTGCCGCCTCACGTGTCGCTTCGGCGAATTTCGCCCTCAGGCCAGCAATCCATCGCTTCAACACCGCCCCCCAAAGAGCCGCCAAGGCTAAGAATACATCAAAACGCTTCAAACGGTTCTATCAAGGCATTGGAGATCTCCAATGGCTTGAGGGCATCGAGAACGCGCTCGGAAACGACGAGGCGGAGATCTCTCGCGATTCTGAAATCATCGCGGCCAGCCTCCCCGTTCACTTTCAGCCATACGAACGGCGGAAGCTTCTGGTCCGGTTGCAGAAGTGGTCACCTCGACCTTGTCGAAGGTTACGCCTGAAAATTCACCCTTGACAATTTTCTCTTTCACATCTTCGGTGATAAGATAGCATGGAAACGACGCCGCCCAGCCATCCATCAAACTCATAATGCAAACGAGTTATGAGAGGAGGATGAACACTAGCGTCCAAAATGACGTTGTCACCAAAACCGCCAGACACCTCTGGCTCAAAATAATAATATCTTCTCATCACCTATTTATATCGGGAAAATCGAATTTTAAATTAGACGCCGATCCATGCAATCTTTCTACAATGTCTTTATAATTACTACCAACAACTTCAACCACTTCGAAATATTGAAATCCCATCAGCCTTCCAACGACCTTTTTGAGGAAATCGAATTCTTCTTTACTCCTTGAATCCCTTCTCTCAAGCAAGAATTCATTCATAGCCTTAGATGTGCCAAGAATTAATTGCACAATAGCCTCTGCATCATCTCTGCGGAGATTGTCTGCCATTTAATTCATCCTTCAATGCCCGTAATTTTCCATACACCTGGCCATACAATAGTGAAATGGTGCTCCGTCGTACGTGCCGGTGGGCAGTGTGGCGTTGGTGCAAAAGTCGATACACAAATTCCTTGCGACTGACTTTGATATACCAGCTACCTCGACGGAAGGATAGATGTTCTCATTTTGTTCATAAATTACGGACGCGGCTTGGGTCTGCTGGTTCTCCAACGCCTCAGAACGTTGCCCGCTCCCCGAATTCGGTTCGGACGCATCTGTTGATGCATCTAGTGTACCTGCTCCCGTGTCGGTCGCATGGTGCAGCAGTTCACGGATATCTAATGTGTTGGTCGGATCGGCCGAGAATGAATTTGGCAAGGGTTGGATGATCTCAAAATCCAACTGTTCTTGAGCAGCAATAGAACGGGCAATTGCGACTTGATAGGCAGCCGGATCGTTGCCGTCCGGGCTCGTTGCCGCCCTCCACGCGGCGTCGACATTGGGGAAGACCTCGCGGACGTAGCCAGCAGGGTCCGCCCGCCTCATGTCCAGGGTCTTGAGCGCAGCGGCAGCCGTAACCCGATACCGTGTCTCCTCTTCGTTGGAGCCGACCGGCCCAGGCTCCGCATCGCGCAGCGCTGCGTGGATCGCCTGGTTGGGCATCGTCCGCATGCCAAAGGCTTGGCGACCGACATCCATCTTCAAGCTGAAGTCTTGGTACCGATCGCCGCCCTCCTCAGCGCCATAGACGGCGGCGAAGTCGGCGGGGCTGGGCATCTTGCCGGAATAGCTTCCCGTATTGGCGATCGCGTTCGGGGCGTTCTGCGCAGCGAGAGCGATGTTGGTGCGCGCCTCGATCAATTGGGCCGTATTCGCGGCGTGTGCCTGGTTGATCAGCCGCTGAATGTCATCTGGAGACAGGTCGGCGAGATGGTCGGTTGCGGGCTTGATCGCCGTATCAGGCGCCGGAGCAATGTCCCCAAACGCCTGCGCCACGCGCTCGTCTGGCGTGAGCTTGCCAACGCGATCGCCTTTCGCGGCAGCCGCCTCTGATCTGCCCGAGGCAAGAACCCAAGTGATCGGCTGAACGTCTCCCGAAGACTCTTCCGGGGTCCTGACACCAAACGCCTCCAGCGCGCGCTTCGGATCCTTGGCGATCAGCGCCTCGAAACGCGTCTTGGCCGCGGTGCCGAACCAGTCCTTCACCTTCTGCTGTCTGTTCCCGGGGTCGAGCCCCATCTTGTCGATCAGGTCGAGTCCTTCTTGGCGGGCTGCTTCGAAGGTGACCAGGATCGTCGGGATCGGCGTTGCCGATGGCGATGGCGGTGGTCTTGAGCGCCGTGTCGACCTGCGCCTGCTCGTAGTCCTTGCGCTGCTGGAGCTGCCGCTGCGCCATGCGCCGCGCGCCAACCGCACGCATCGCTTCCTTCTGCCTGGCGAAGTTGGCGCGCTGGCTCTCGGGCAGGCCAGGCAAGGCATCATCGAACAGCGTGTCGAACAGGCCTGATTTGACCACCTGGCCGTTACGCGGGTCGACCTGGCCGTACATGGCCTCATACAGGCCGGCGCCGTCGGGCGGCGCATTCGCTGCCGCCTCGTCTTCCGCCTGCGCGATCCGTCCGTTGAACCGCCGCCGCGCAAGCTCGGCGTCGAACGCCTCCTGCTGATCCTTCATCTGCTGGTAGCGCTCGGCGACAGCGGAAAACTGGTCGCCAAGCCCCTGCATGGCGCCGCCGATCGGCGATCCCTGGGGATATTGCGCCGCATTGCCGGTATCGAGCCGGCGCTGGCCAATGGAAAGGGGGATGATGTGTACCATGGCTGTTTCCTGCTCACGAAGCACTGAGGGCTGAACCGCCGAAAATCACCCGGCCGCTGCGGCACGGCCGGCAATGGCGCTCGAGGCCGATGCCTTCGTCGGATCCGGATTTTGGAGAGGCCGCCAACGAGCGTGTTGCCCACGCATTGATTCGGCGGGCCAATCCTGTGCCGGCGACGGATTCCGGCTCTGTTTGTCACGCCAGGATCGGAACATGGCCGGCGCCAAGTTTAGAAAAGAAGCGGGAGCGCATCGCCCCCGCCCTCCACCTCGGTCCTATCAGGCCTCGGTCGTCTTCAGCGCGATGAACGTCATGTTCTTGACGCTCGACGCGGTGCGGTCCCAGTTCGCCGCCAGCGCCAGTTCCGCATCGGTGGCGAACTCGCCGGCCGAGGAGGCGTCGAGGAAGCGGGTGCCGGGCACATGCGGCACAAAATGCCGGCGGCCGACCATTTCGGTAACGCCGCCGCCATGGCCCTGGCGCGGTTTGCGGTCGAACTCCAGCGGGCCGCCCTCGGTGTTGACCGGCAGTTCGTTCCACAGGATCGCCTTGTCCTTGAACATGAAGGCGGTGTAGACGCCCGCCGTCACCGGGATGTCGTCGTCGACCACGGCGCGCAGACCCATGTAGTAGGGGATCAGCGGTCCGCCCTGCTCGGAAGACGGCACATAGTCGATGAGGTCGGCGAGCTTCAGCGCCTTCATCTGCTTGGAGTGCATCCAGATCGTCTTGAACTTGTCCGCGCGGTCGCCCATCAGATAGGCGGCCTCGATGATGTCGGTGTCAACGATGGAGGCGCCGGTGGTGCGCACAAGATCGCCGCCGTCATTGGCGATGTTATCGGCGACGACGCCTTTCAGGATGCCGAGCAGGGTCAGCTTATTGGCGCGCTGCCAGTACTCGGTCTGCCGCTTGACGATCAGCTTCTGCGGATCGTCGCCCGCCAGGATCGAGGTCAGGTCCGGAACGCCCCACGCCTGGGCGCGGACATTGCGGGCGGCGACCTCGCGGCGCGAGCCGATCTTCTTCATCTCGATGGAATCGGCCGGATCGTCGTTGACCGGTTCGGACGGGTCGTTGCCGAGATCCTTCCAGCCGGGCATGTCGACGGAGCGGCCGCCCATCGACAGTTTCGAGGAGATGGCCGGGTCGGAAAACAGGATTCCGGCCTGGTAGATCTCGAGCGACTGGACATGCTCCTCGAAAGCATATTGCGCATAGACGGACGGAACGATCGCGTCCGCGATACGGGTATAGGCATCTGCCATTTTTCTCTTCCTTCAGGTTTGGGTTGGCGGCGGGCGCCCCTACCCAGCCTCCGCTTCGCTCGGCTGACCTCTCCCCGGGGGGAGAGGAGACTTGCGACGTCGGCGCGCCTCTTCTCCCCGGCGGGGAGAAGGTGGACGCGAAGCGGCCGGATGAGGGGGCGTTTCAGTGCGGCTGATCGATCGTCAGCGCGGGTTGTTGGGCATCCAGCGATCGGGATTTTCCCCCGCCTCGCGTGCCAGCCGCCGGGCGCGGGCGGGGTCGCTTTTGACGAGGGCTGAAATATCGGTCAGGTTGCGTTCGCCGGCGGCGTTGCGCTTGAACGGATTGGCTCCGCCGAAAGAAGCACCGCCGTCGATCGTGTCTTCCCGGAACATCGCCTCGCCGATCGCCTGGAACGCCCTGGCGATCTGCGGATCGGTCAGCGCCCCATCAGGCAGAAGGATGCCCTTCGCCTTGTAGGCATCGACCAGGCCGAGCTTCTTCATCGCCCGGTTGGCGACCTCCAGTCTCTGGCGAAAGCCGTCGCTGTCGATCGGTCCCCAGTCCCTGACAAGCTCGTCATGGGTGGCTTCCACCGAGCGGGCCAGCGCGATCTCCTGATGCTTGGCCTGCTCGGCCATGTAGCCGACGAACCTGTCGTGATAGGCCTGCGCGGTCTTCGGCGAGGCACCCGCCTCGACCGCCCAGGCTTTGGACGCCTGAGCGAGTTCGTCCGAATAGGCGAAGTTCTCCGGCAGACCTTCCGGCCTGAGGTATTCGACCTTCTCGGAAGAGGTGACCGGACGCATGGTCTCGGGCAGCCGGGCATGAAACCGGTCCCAGTCTTCCCGAGGCGCGTCCGGGGCGGGAACGCGCAGGCTCTCACCCTGCTGCCGCTCCAACTCCGCATAGGATGTGAAAACCCGATCGAGGCTTTCAGGCTTGGTCCAGCCCTTGGTTTCAGCGAGCTTGCGGTTGCCTTCGGAAAGACCGTCAAACCAACTTTTGCCGCCAGGCGCGGCGGACCCGTTGTCCGCGCCTGCCGGTGACTGTGCCGGGTTGCCCGCCGGCTGCGCACGCGCCGCCACGGACCCGGCGTCTGCCAGATCTGTCATGTGATGTTCCTTTGTTGAGAGTTAGAAATGGGCCGGCGGCAGGTATCTCCCCCCTCGAGGGGGAGATGGCCGGCAGGCCAGAGGGGGTCGCCGCGCGTGGAGCGCCGACTTTGTCTGTCTCGGAACAGGGAGTCGCGTCCGGTCGAACCGACCCCCTC